GGTGGGCGCAGCGGATGTCGCAGGCGGCACAGGTCTGCCCACCGGTTGCGACATGCGGACACGTGCGACAGGCGGCGATGCGGGCGGCGAGCCACGGGCGCGGATCGGGCGCGGGCGGGACAGGCGCGGGCGGCTGGTCCATGCCGGCGGCGAGTTGCGCGGGCGTGAGTGGCTCCGGTGAGCGCTGCGGGGTGATGGGTAGATGCCAGCTCATGCGACCTCCACGAGTGTCGAGGCGATGCGGGTCTCGTATCCGGCGGTGGGCTCGACGACCTGCCAGTCGATGCCGCCCTCGCCGTCGAGGTCGGCGATAAAATAGTGCTGGCGTGTGCCGGCTGCGGACCACGAGCCGTCGCCAGTCGGTGCGCCGGCGGAGTCGACCGGACGGCTCTCCAGAGTGACGGTGACCTGGTAGCGCTGCCACGGCGACAGCCCAATGAGCGTCGGCACCGTTACCGCCGGATCGCCGGCGGTATGCTCGGTGCGGTAGCGCAACTCGCGATAGAGGCCGGTGATGCCCGTAGCCGGTACCGTCATGATCGACGTGTTCGGCGAGGCGGTCCACGCTGGCGACGTCGCGAGCATGCGCCCGACGGCTGCGGCCGGCGTGTCGGGGTCGCTCAGTGTACGGACCGCGGTGCCAGTGACGACCGCGACATCACCATAGATGCACCCCGTGCAGCAGTAGGACGCGCATGCCGAGATGCAGGTGTCCGCACCGTGGTACTGGAGCGTCAGGTGGCCGACCGTCACGCCGACGCACGAGGGGGCGTCGTAATCCCCCTTCCATGATCCGCATGAGGTCTGGCTGAAGAGCTTCGCGGCCGGCGGAGTCGACCCGGTCCAGTGCCGAGCGCCGATCGGCAGCACGGTGTGCTCGCCCGGATAAAGCAGTTCCGTGCACGGCTCCGTGGCACAACCCCAGTACGAGGTCGCCGCAAGCGAACCGCTCGGGGTCTCGGTCCGATAACGGAGCGGTGGAGAGTCCTCAACTCCGTCGTACGGGCTGTAGCCGCAATACGACCATGCACCACCGCGGCTCTGCACGGCGACGATGCCCTCGGGTGTGCCGCCGCCGGTGCCGCCGTTGAGGTCGTCGTAGGTGCCGGGGATGGGGTCGATCCCGACCATATCGCTGTAATCGATATCCGGATTCTCAACCTCGGCCGCCGGGTCTGTCGCATGCTCGTCCGTCGCCGCGGCCCACTCCCAGATTGACGCCGCCGTCTCGCGGCAAATCAGGTCGACGCCAAGTGCGCCGCCGGCTTCGACGGAAAACTTGCACTCCTGCACGCGGAACACCTTCGGATCCCAGCCGAAGCGCGTGTTGTTCACCGCGATGGTGTCGCCGGCCTGCACGCGAAGCGCGGAGAGATTGCATTGCAGCGTGAGCACGCCGCCGAGACGCGACGCGCGCTCGTGGATCTTCGCGAGCCGCTGCGCCTGCGATGCCGACGAAACCCACGCAAGGTCGAGGTCGGCCGGGATCTCCTCACCGTCCGCGGTGATGTGCGCGGAGTCGCGAAACTGCGGGATGTCGCGAGGCTGATAGAGGTCGACGGGCGACGTGTACGAGCCCTTGACGATGTTGCAGACTTCGCGAATTCCGGCCGCCGGCTGAAACTGAATCGGCCCGCGCAGATCGCCCTCGTCGAGAGTGATAGTCGGCGCGACGTAGGCGCCAGCGTGGCAACGAAACTTGCCGCCGGCATAGACGAGAGAGCCGGCCATCGTCGCCAATATCTGCTCAATGACGACTGCCGGCTCGGCGTCGGTCGTAAACGTGCCGTCGCAGCGATACCGAGGCTCGGTTCCGCCGCCCGCAAGCGTCACGCCCTCGTCGCAGATATTCGCCGCCGCGATGAATGACGCGGCGTCAATCTCACCCGCGGTCGCGCCGAGTCCGAATGTCTCGTTGGTCAGGTAGTCGAGCAGGATCAACGCCGGGTTGCGCGAAAACGCCGTCGTGGAGGTGCGAGGGTCGAACACCTTCTTGCCGCGCATGATGACGGAGAAGTTCGGGAGACCGCCGGCATAGACTTCAGTATCGTATGTCAGCCGGCACGCAATGTAGGTGATGCCCTTGAGCGCGTGCGCCGTCGTCCATGCGCCGCCAGACATCGCAATCAGTCCGGCGTCACCGGTCGTCTGGTCTCCGAGGTGCGCGTTGATCCACAGCTTTCCGGCGTACTTGCCGGCCGTTACGGCGCCTGTTCCGTCTGGCGTGACCTGCACGTCCTCTACGAGGTACGCGCCGATCTGGTCGCACTCGTGGGCGGCGAGCATGAGCGCTATGCCGAGCGTCGAGTTCTTGTCGCCGGAGACATGGATGAACGAGATCGGCCCGGACGCGCGCGTCTCGCCGTATACAATACGCCGCGCCGGTGAAGGATCGCGCGACATCGTTAGCTGGCTGCCCGAGCCGGAGCCAAGGCCCTTGCCCTTGCTCTTGTTCAGGATGCGATTTATCGCATACGCGGCAGCAACCTTGACGATTGCGCCGACGGTAATCCCGGCGATCAGCTTCGTAGCTAGGATTTTGACGACGACCGGAACGACTTGCGGCATTACTCAACCCTCCACGCCGATCGGCATTTGATGGTTTCGACGGGCGCGAGTCCGACGGGAGCGGCGAAAAACGAGTTCGCGCCATCGCACACGCCGAGCGAAATCCGGCCGTTGATCTCGACGGACACGACGTCGCCGCGTCGCGCCATCGCTACGGGCTGCTTCTTCGCTCCGTGTGCCTCGGGGATGCTTTCGATCCCGCCGGCCTCACGGATGACGCGAGCGGCGCCGAGCTCCGTTCTGTAGTGGCGATGGTACGCCATCGGGTCGCGCCCGGTGATCGCTGCGAACGCGCCGGCCGTGAACGCGCAGCAATCGTGCGAGCCCCATGCAAACGGAGTGGCGCGCCTGGATTCGATGAAGTCGGCAAGCCGCCGCTCCCATCCTTCGGTTCGTTTCGGCGTGCTCATAGGTGCCACCTCACCATGATTGCGGTACGCTGCGACGCCGCACTCGACGCCGATTGCGCGGCGGTGTTGGAGTTCGTCGGCCCCCAATTGATCGTCTTATCGGCGATGCGGGCGATGAACTCGAGTCCGAGGTCGCCCGGGTGAAGCGCGATTTGTTCCTCGTGTGTGTACCGCGAGACGCGAGAGCGGCGGAAATCCACGAGGCGGTTCTCGCACTGCACGGAGATCGAGCAGGTGTCTCCGCCGTCGTCCATCGATAGGAGGTCCATCCGTCCGCCGAAGACCTGAAACGGATCGGCGGCGAGGGTTCCAGCCTCATCGGTAAAGCCGAGGAAGAGTTGCGCCGTGCGCCCCCGGCAATTCGCCGCGAGCGCCTCGGGGATCAGGCTTGAAGGGATACCGCAAAGCGAGAGCGTGAGACCGCGGGCCGCGACGTCGACACCCTCCTCAATGTCTGAGATGTCGGCGAAGCTACCGACGCCGGACCATGTGTTGCCGCCCCATGTGATGTTCCCGATTCCCGTGTGCGCGCGGATCGCTCCGCCGACGAAATCGAGGTAGGCGAAAAGGATCGGGCGAACCGTCTCCGACTGTACCTGCGCCGTGTTGGTTGTGCCGAGGTCGCGCGCCATGGTCAGGAAATCACCTGCTCAACCGTGAAGGAGAAGCCGAAGAACTTCGCCGTGTTGATGTCCCATGAGACGGCGTTGCCAGCATCGGCGAGACGGACGGTCATTGGCGACGAAACGCCGGTCGGTACGTAGTTCGTGACGACAAGCTCGAACGTGTCGTTGTCCTTCGCGAGGTCGCGTAGAAACGCCATCCACGAGAGCGCGGTGGCTGTCGTGCGGAGCGGCGGAAGCGTGAGCTCGAACACCCACCGCTCGCCCTGGTGAATGTAGGTCTGCGCCTGAAAAGTGAACGGCGAGACGTTGCGAGCCTTCGCGCGCTGGTAGTGCGCTTTGACGCTCTGCCAGCCGGGCGCCGATGGTTTCGTGAGGGTTGCCATGGTGGTGATGGTGGTGATGGTTACGCCGCCGAGAGAGCGCCGAAGCCGCCGCGGCGCCGTTGGATCGCATCCATGACGCCGGACTTCGCGGCTTCGTAGGTTTGGCTAAGTCCCTCGGCAAGCTGGGCCTGCGAAACGCCGGCCTCGAACTTCTGAACGATGGAGACCGAGAAGCCTCCGCCGCCTCCGCCGATGGCTTCGCGTAGTCGGTCGTTGCTGACGATGGTTCCGGCGGAGTCTGGAACGAATAGCTCGGCGCCGTCCTCGCCAACCACAGACGGCCGGCCAACAGGCGGTCGGCCTCCATCTGCGAAGAATCCGCCGAATAGTCCGCCGATTGCGCCGAGGATTCCGCCCTCACCGCCGCCGGATTTCTCCGAGCTGAACAGTGACGCGAACAGCGGCTCCGTGATGTTCTTTCGCAGCGCGAGGCGCAGGAGGTCGTCGGCGAGACCGCCGAGCACGTCGGAGAGTTTCTTGCCGTCGACGATTGCGTCCTCGAAGGCTGATGAGAACGTCATGCCGAGCTGGCGGGCGGCGTCCTGCGCACTCTTTGCGCTGCCCGCGATCTTCTCGTTTGCCTCTGCGGACTTCTTGTCGATGGACCCGAAGAACTCGTCGAGCTCCTTGTCCATCACCTCGACTTTCACGTCTGCGATCTTCTCGTTCAGGTCGAGGCGCCGCTCCTCAAGGTTGACCGCCTTCTCGAGCCCGGCAGCCGTACGGCCGTCGTACTGCGCAATCTCGGCAACTACGCGCGCGCGTTCCTCGATCAGTGCGTTGAGTTGCTCGGATGGCGTGAGCTTGTCGAACTCGGCTTGCGTCTGGCGTTCGCCGATTTCGAGCATGCGCTCGTTCAGCTCTCGTTCAGCCTGTTTGAGTTCGATCCGCTTCTTCGTGGCCTCGGCCTCGAGTCGGAACGCCTCGGCGGAGTCCGTGCGGCCGGCCTCGACTGCGGCTTTCTGCAGCTTGGCGGATTCCTCCTTCAGCCTGTCGATCTTCACGCCGAGCGACTCGCCGACAAGGTCCTCCTGCTGGTATGCATCCAGCATCTTCGCGTAGGCTTCGGCCGTCTTGCGCGCGGCTTCCTCCGCTGCCTTCGCGGCCTCCTCAAGCTCCTTCTGGCGCTTGGCTGCCTCCTTCGCTGCCTCGGCCGAGTTCTGAGCCGCCTGCTCGGTTTCGGCGTAGGCATCACTTGCGGCATCCCACCCGTAGACGGCGGCTCCGGCCAGATAGCCAAGCCCCTGCCCGACCTCGGCGAACAAACTGATTCCGCTCGCAATCCATTTGTCGATCTCTCCGCGAGCATCGGAAAACAGCGCCTTCGCCTGCTGGATGCTCGAGACCGTGCTCGGGTCGATTCCGGGGATCTCGTCGATGTTCTCGATGACGTGGCGAATCTCGCGATTGACGAGTGAGAGCGCGTTTTCGGCGCCGAGGAAGCCGATGCCGAGTTTCATCCCGACCTTGCCCATGTCGTCGTTGATCTTCTTCGCCGCCTTGCCGATCTCCGAATGCCAGCTCTTGCCCATCCGCGCGATCTTCGCGTTGGCCTTATTGATCTGCGCCTGAAGGCTGTTCAGCTCCATGTCGAGCTTCACGTTCAGGCTGCCGACTGTCATGTTTGCGCCCATACTTGGTGGTTATTTGCTGCGCTTCTTCGACTTTGATTTGCGGACTTCCGCGAGTTGCTCGGCCTTGATCTTGAGAGCGACGCCGAACGTTTCGCCGAGCGTGCGCATCGCCTCGCCTGACGCCTGCGCGATGGCCGGCCGCATGAACGGCTTTGCCGCAACGGTCCCTCCGCCCTTCTTCGCGTGACCAAACTCGACGAGGTGCGCGTACTTCGCGGGCTGGCGGCCGTCGGGCCCGCGGAACTTCGACTGCGGGCCGATCACCGCAATGGCCTTGTCGCCGCGCCGGTACGGTTTCACGCGCCACCCGATCGACTCGCGGAGCGCGCCAGTGTCCTCTGTCGCCAGATTTCGCGCGGCTTCAACGACGGGCTGCGCCGCGTGCTGCACGGCGACAAGCGCTGCCTCGCGCGCAGCCTTCTTGCCGACGGCGCGCAACGCCTTCTCGAGATCATCGATACCGTCGATGGTCAGCCGGATCATCCGCCGCCCTCCATCTCGTCCGCTGCGAATCCTGCCATGAAGTCGTCGACCGAGAACGGCGCCGTGTTCTTCCCGCGGTTCGCGTTTGCCAGGATCATGGCGAGCACGGCAGTCCGCGACTGCTCGCGGCGCTGCTTGCGATACCATGCGCGATGGTGGGCACTGAACTCGTCGGGTGTCATGTCGAGGAATTCGTCGCGGCTGATTCCTAGCTCGACGCGGGCGAAGGCTTCGGCGTCGAGCTGCCGACGTTT